CGATGCCTTTGAAGTCTTGCGAAGAGGAATTCACTGGAAGAAAGTTCCCAATGAGCAGGAACAGTATCAGAAGCGTAAACTGGCTTTTGATAAGCTGATCCGTCTCAAACCCAATGTGGCCTCTCACGTACATCAGTATACTGGTGAGAGCCTTTGGGATGCTTTATTCCCGTCAACGTCAGGGGTTAGGTACAATAGAATCCCGTATGCTAACGTGACTGAATATCCTCCTGTGGAGTATCCAGAGAATGATTGCTTGTTGACTGCTTTAGCTATTGGCACTGGGAAATCTTCCGAAGAAGTCTTTTTCCGAATGCTGAGAGCTTTCCCTTCTAATGAAAGAGGGAAATTGCAGACTTTACCCTTGAAAGTAATCGATCCAGCGGTACTTCACTGGGGCCTTAAGGCTGTCGTTCATGATGAGAGCGGAAAAGTCATAGGTCAGTACGGAGTCAGGGACAGTCGTTTCTTGATAGAGTTGGTCTCTCAAGACGGGCACATTACTTGTGTGTCTAAAAGGCCAGCTCTGGTCATTCAAGACAGGAAACCGATGGCAATGGGTTTACCCAGACAAGTCAACTTGATCAACAGGGTCACGGCTCTACCGGCGATCGTTTGGCAAGACTGGGAACCAGAACCTAAAAGAGCAGCAGATCTTGTGCGTGCTCTACTGGCCGGAACCACTGGCTTACTGGGTAGTCCGATAAATGAATCTGTGCTGAAAGGGTGGTTGTCCGATTGCGATGGAATCAAGCCTGGTCAATTGAAAAAGAAGATGGCAGTAATCATGGGTGATCCTGGTTGTCGAAAATCTTCGGCTATTCAAAAGGTCTTCAAGGTACCAATGAGTAAAGTCGGAGGAAATTTCACCGTTATCCTACCTACATCGACGCTAGCTCAAGATTGGCGCGACAAATTGGATGCTACTGGTAGTGACAAACGTCATGGGAAGATGCCAGGGGAGATGGTTACAACTTTCGAGAAGGCCTTAGCAACTGGTCTGACTTCGAATCTTATAGTCACGGATGAGAACAAATTCCAAAAGGGTTACCATGCTTTGTATCATATAGTCAACAACACTGCGCGGTATCACGTTTTCCTTTGTGACCCATGGCAGACTTCCTGGCATGAACCGAATTCTGACTGTCTGTTAAATTCTAGTGACATTCAAGGGGAAGCGGAACTTTACATGAAGAAGGCTACTTATTACCTTTTGGGAACTTGGCGACTGCCAGCTTACAACGCAAGCTTTTGGCGGATGCCCAGTTTCAACCATCAGAAGGGTGGTTTCTTCTTCACGGACACATATCCGACGCAGTGGCAAGATCTAAAGGTTCACTTGCCTAAAGCCACGGATGCGACCTTGAGTACTCTTTGGAGGGATAGACACGCTTTCTACCCAGCTCACTTTGACACAGTGTGGGCAGGAGAAATGACTTCAGCAGAGGTTAACACCTTCGCAGGAAGTCAAGGTTTGACTTGTCCTTTGGCAATCATCAAAGTGGATGATAGGGTTTTGCAAGGTTCTGATCCCAGAATGATTTACACTCCTATGACCAGATCCCGGTACATTTTGTTCGTTTATTCCATAGCGGACAATGGCAGGACGGCTGCGAATGAACAGGCTCATCCCGTTTTCTCTAAGTTACGACACTATCGAAGACATTACGTTCCCGGCAAACCGATTCCAATCGATGATGAACACACAGTTTCTATAAGGGATATAGTTTGCGAAGTTTCGATGGGGGATCTGCCTTTCAAATTGGCAGGTCCTCCGGCGAAGTTATCCAATCCTCATGTTCTAAAATGGTATCCAAAAGATGTAGAAATGAACTTTGTCGATCCTGATGAGAAGCGAGTCGGGGCTAGGCTTAGTTACACGGAGCCGGCTTACGAAGAGGCTTATCAATTTTGGAACTACATCGATGAGACAGAGGAACCTGAATTACCGGAACCGATTCTGCCCGACCGAGGATTGGTGGAGCCTGTGATGAAAACTTCCATACCTATCGAGAGTAAAGAGGTCTTCATAGAATTCCATAATAGTCAACTTGAAGAACGCTACACGAGGGAGCTAATGGAACGCAAGGAGTACAGTTATCAACTGCCCGATGAGTTACAAAGGAGGAAGGATGCAGTTCAAGTCATGCAGAAACTGGTGAAGGAAGACCCTGGCAAGAATCGCGCTCAGAAATGGCGAAATGTCAGATCTAAATTGGCCAACATGAATCAATACCATAGGCCGGATATGTTCGATCCGACCATAATGAACTGGGGATTGGATCAGCGGAGTGATGACAAAGTATCTTTCTTGGCAGCAGTTGCGCAACGTATCCGCTATTCAACGGTGGAACAAAACCAAGCTCAGTTGCGGGACCAAAAGGCTTTTGGGCTTCTGTGTTGGAATAGGTTTAAAATTTACATGGGATGGGACGCTCCTGTGGACTTTGATGACCTTAAAATGGCGAAAGCCAGACAAGCTTTCCAGTTCAGACGTGGTGATCGTTCCCAAGCTCTAAAGAAAATGAGCTTGAATCGTGCAGAACCAGATTTCGGACCTTTGATGATGACAGCCAAAACCCAGTGGAAGCTTAAAGACCGTGTTGCTACAGCGGCGAAACCGTTGCAACCAGTCATGATTCATGCTGATGACTACCTTTTCAAGTTTGGGCCCTTCGGGGTTTATCTCCTCAATGCAATAATGGAGAACAAACCTGATTATTGGTATTTCCATGCTCAGAAGACTCCTGAGGACTTTGCCAATTGGGTTCAAGCACACTTTCACACGGATGCTCAATTTCAGATGAATGACCAAAAGGGGCAAGATCAATCCGTTCAAGGTTGGGCTGTCGTTTTCTTTGAGCAATTAATGATTCACTTTGGTTTCCCGCAGGAGATCATTGATGACTTCAAAGTAGACAAGACCACTAAAGAAGTCAATGGGAAGATTCTTGGTATTATGACCGATTCCGGGGAAGTTTGGACCTATCTCATAAACAGTCTGTC